AGTTGACATTGTTGTCGAACTTGTTCTTGCAGTCGCCTAGGAAGGCGTGGTCGCAGCCAGCGGTCGCTTGGACGTTGTCACCAGCAACCAGGCTACCGAATGGCGAGGTAACAGTTAGCAAAGGCCCGAACTGCGTCGTAATCATCCGCCGTTCGCCTGTGCTCAGGTTCACGAGCTCGCCACCTTCATAGAAGTGGTCTGGTCGCCCATCAATGTCGTCGAGCTCAATGACGAGTCCAGCAACACCAACGACGGTCGTGTTAACCATAAAGTCCGCGCGAATGACTTTGCAGCCACCGTCAAAGAGCACATGGTTACACGGACTCTGGTAGAACGATCCTGGCACGTGGCCCGCTAGAGCATTTGCGAACTGACCTGGTATCCTGAACAGAGCCTTGTTCGCGGACAGCGTAATGGAAGCAACAGGGCCCTTCCAATAGACCACGTAATCGGTATCGAGGTCTGTGCCGAGGTGAGCCCTATAGATCGTCAGGTCGATACGGGGCGGAGTCAGGACGTACGCGCTATCTTTTGCCAGCTTGCACGTCTGAGGGATCTCGACCTGTACATCGAGACTGTCTTCCTCGCTCGAGCCAATACGCAACGGAGTCCGCTTCATTGCGAGCGGCTCAAACGTCTTGCTCGCTACAACAATCTCCCGGTCATAAGATGTGTAGCGGTAGGTCTCGAACGTTGTAACGAACTCGAAGCACTCGATAGGTTGCCCGGTGTGGACACCAGACTCGGAATCCTCATAGCTCATTCGTTCACCGTCCTGAGCTGGAGACTAAGAATCGAGTCTTGGATGTAGTGGTCGAGCACAACGTCGTCACTGCCGAGGCGGACTTTCGTAATGAACGAAATCGATTTAACCGAGGTCCATCCTGGGTCCTCTGGCAACGGAGGTTCAAACGAGATGAGGTCTCGCTCGTCGTCCCCCGTGGTAACTCCGATTACCTTCACGTCGTGGTAGCCCGCTTGTGTCCACAAGCGTAGGTGGCCGTGGGTTCCCATCGCCTCGAAGCGCTCGCTGTACCTCGTACCAACAACCTTGATTGCAGAGCCGCCGGTGTCCGGGTTCTCGGCGGGGACGAGGTCATCTCTATACGTGGGCGTGAGGAACGGTTCCTTGCGTCCGCGAACCGTATCGAGGAACTTCCGCCAGTAGTCCAGCAAAGGCAGGTCGGTTCGCCGTATGAGGTACTGGTGATTGAACTTGATAAACGAGTTTAGCCAGTCCGTCCGGATCTCCTGTAGGCCTGTCTCGCCATCGGAGATCACTGTGCCAGACTCGAACTGTTCTTCAGGGTTCTGGTTTGCGAGTGGTCTGAAGTTGAGAAACGGTAGCCCGTCGAACTCCTCGACCTCGAGATCATTGCCAGGCCTCAGGAACGATTCCCTGTGCTGAGTCGAGAACGAGTTGACGTTCGCCTCTACCACGTCGTTGACTTGACGACGAACGATTGAGCTCCCGTCTCGAATGACGCTGAGCTGGCAGGGAACGATCATTGTTCCCTTTGGACAGTCCATTGTTAGGGGATCAACATCCGCATACGTTGTCGCCAGAGTTTGGATCTTAACGAGTATCTCGCCGTTGTCGTTGCGGAGCAGGACGTATTCCCCCTCGCGCATGTCCGTTCGCTCGGGCGGGAAGTAGACTCGCGTGGCTCCGGATACCGCGTCCTCGGTCAACTGTGTAGCGTATTGGAAGTATGGTATCAGGACCGAGCCCGCAGCGGAGAACATCTGTTGGTCGAAGATACGGTTGACCTCGTCAACTGAGAGTCCAGTCAACTTGGTCTGCAATGAACAACGTGGTACGGAGCGCAAAGCCATGCGCTGCTCGTTACCGAAATTGTTCGGAATGATGTCCGTCAACCAGGACCAGGTCTCTTTGACAGGCACATCCGGGATGACGCTGACTAGAGAGATGAGTTCAACGATGAACTCAAATAGACCAGTCCCCTCGTCAAACGTGAATAGATAACTGCCCGAGAACCGTGCTGGGGCGTCTGGTAGGATAACGAACGAGACCTCGCGGTACTCGATAGGCTTGAACTCGCTCGGCGGAGTTAGGTCCAAGTTCAGAGCATCAGCATTCGTTGGCGTAATTGTCTCGAGCGTGTTAGCGCTCGGGAATGCATTCCAAATCGCAAAGGGAATGTCGACGCCGACCCTTGGATTTGAGAGTCGCATAACGGGCGGGAAGACCCAAATGCGATAGTAGAAGTCGAACAGGAACCCGTCGTGGATTAGAGCGGCCTGGCTCTCCGGCAGGGCTCCAGCGTCCGCATTGATTGGCGATGACGCTGCGATTGCTAGAACGTTCTCGATCGCCTCGGTACCGTCGTGAACAGCATCCGTCCTATCATCGGACGCAAGTTCCCCTGCCTTATCAGGCAATGAGAACAGTTCGTCAAAGACGGCATCCGCCACTAGGTAATCTTCTTAAAAGCGAGCGCGTATTGTCCCGACGAAGCGGCGTAGATTGAACTTGGGTCGCTCCACGAAGTCTGCCGCATTCGTGGGAAAACCTTCCAAGTATCTCCGCTCATATCCAGCTCTTGGCCCGGCAACATTCCATCCATCATAAGGACCCGGATGTCTGGGAAAAAACCGGCGCAACAGAGCTTGTCGCTAGCAGAGTTGCGCGCAATGAATGGGATACCAAACAAAGGAGTCCAGCTAGACCAAGTTGGAGCCGACGCAAGACGGTGATGATCCAGCATGTAGTAGTAAGGCGAGGTCGGCTGCGTATGATACCACCACATACGCAGCGACTTGTCACGATGACAGTCCAAAGTTGGGAACCCTGCCGGTAAGGCGTCTGGCGCGTACCACATTCCGCCTTCGCCACGAGTGTTGACCGGAAACTCACCCTTTGCCCCCGGGTCAGCGTAGACATAGTCATACGGGTGACCGCCGCCTGGCGCATGCTTCCACCAAGTATCTGAAGTTCCCGAAATGTAGGCAACTCCACCATGGGTCAATTCACCCTGATGAAGCGTACCAAACGACAGGAACGAAAACAGTTGGCCTGTTCTTACGACAGCGTGGATATAGGAACCGTCGGCGTCACTGAACAGGTGCCAAGCCGTGAATGGGCCAGCTAGATTATTCATGCGAGCCCCGGCGCCACTGATACCGTTGCCAGCTACAGTTTGGTCAGGTTGCTCGGCCCAATTGCTTGCGGTCTTGCTATTGTCGAGCGACGACCCGAGCACGCCAAGAACGTAATCGTCTTGAACCGTAACAGGACTACCAGACTGATAGTCAGTTACGTCAACATCAGGAACCCAACGCATCGCCGCGTGGCAAACGCCTTTCTCGAGGAACAGCAGCTTGTCGCTCGTGTCCCATTTGCCAATGGTCCAACCCTGTCCATCGGCAAAGTCTTTGAGCGCCGTCATAAAATCTTCGATGTCGGCGCCCGTCGCTGTCGAGTAGGCCATTAGGCCACTTCCTCTAGCAGCATAAAATCATTGCCGCTGTTTCGGTTGATATTCTGAAACGCTCGAAAATTTCTCGACCCGGAAACAACGTGCTGCTCAGTTGTCAGACCAGTGCCCAGAGGAGCATAGGCCCCGTCAATCACGCCTAGGGGCTGAGCTATCTGGCGCTGAATTGAAATTGGAATTAGCACACGCTCGCTCTGCGCCGTTGGAAGCAGCCTGTCAAATGGTCCCGCTGGATCAGCATTGCTCGTCCATGTATACGTGTCTCCACTGCCATCGCCTAACCATGCTGTATACGGCGACGTCCAAGCGCAGCTAGGTGTCCGTGAACCGAAATGAGAGTCGTTTGCCGAGCTGATCGCATTATTGTAAATGGGCAACCAGATGCCATCAGGCCCACGAACATAGCCGGATGATACTAGACTATTATCACCGCCCGGATCCGGGAAGAACCGTCGCGCGGCATTGGCCTGGTTCCAAGGTACTTTGTCGTAGTAGTCCCCGGCCACGTACAGCGGGAAAGGGTACTGCGCCGGCGTGGCCCAGGGGAGGAAGAAGCCAGCATACATACTCGCGTACGTAGTAGAGGTCTTCGCAACGACGACAAAGCGCCTGTCATTGGCGTAGAACCAATAGTCGATGCTGTTCTCCCAAAGATTGAAGAACGGCCTCGAGCTCTCGTTCGGCTGAGCGCCCCACGGTTGATCCTCGTCATAACCCGTGGCACCGCTGATCTCCCACGAGTAGATCGACTCCGTCTCGTCGCTCTGCGAACGGATATTGATGTAGACCCGATTGTCCACACCGGCTCCGGGGCCCTGGAGGTTGAGCGTTGCGACGTCAGTCAGAGAACCTGGCGCGGTCCATTGGAGCTCGGTCCAACCCGCAGTGCCGGTCAGCCAGGTGCGGAGCTGGTCCAGCAGGTCGTGGTAGTCATCGGCGCTTCCATTCGTGTAAGGCATCGTTCACCCGTTGATGAGGCGCCGAATGGCGGCCGGATTGTTATTGATCGTATTGAGGATGATGCGCTCACCCTCACTCGAATTCATTGCCTCTAGCGCGAGCTTCGGGTCGGTGACGTTGACGACTCGGATAGGAACCTGAACGTGAGTCTCGCTCTTCTCAGCCGCGCGCGACTGCGCTGGCGTGTTGACCTTGACGTTCTCGCCAGGAGTCGCACGGAAGGC